TCCTTCATACGCATTTGTGAAAGATGGGCTGAGGATATGGTCTCCGTCTCTAAGCCCATCTACAGAACCAGCAGCATTCGCCTGAGTGTGGCCTGATAGAGGATTTCCAGTAGGCATCAGATGACCTCCAAGAGTATTTGGATATGAACTTCGCTGTCATCTCCTTTCTGAATCGCTCTTATTGTATGCCTCCCCACAGGGGTGAAAGTCCCATCTGTGGCTCGGAATTGCACATATACTTCCCTAAGAGGCTCTGAAAATGTATGTTGGGTCCCTAATGTGGCCTCAATCAATAGGCTGGAGTCATCAACCACAGTCACAGTAGGAGTGAGCACTACAGCCGGTCTCCCTGCTGCCCCATCATCTTCAGTGGCATAAGTCCCATCAAATCCTAAAACGACTTCGTTGATATTATTCGCTAAAGTGTCAATTAGCAAACGCTTGGCTCTACTCAATGCTGGCATTATGAATCCACCTTCACCCTATATCTCTTCTCTTTATTGGAACCCGCCGATTCCCCTGTTGTAGCCGTAGCAGGCTGATACCCTGTCTGTGGTTTACGGCCAATGATACTTGCGGCATTATCCCCAATCCTCTTCCCTGATTTAGCCACAAATCGGAATGTAGCGAAGAGGGTGGAGCGAATCTCAAATTGAGAGAATAAGGACAAATCTTCCTTTTTCAGTTGGACTGTCATATCTTCTGTCAATTCATTCAATGCCATTGCGCTTTCAGTGATACCTTGTAGGACCCCTTCTACACCTGTGCTGATAGCCAAGAACTCCAATGTGCTTTTCTTATCTGCCATAGAATGCGTGGCTTCTGATACTACAAGGAAAATAGTTCCATTGTAATCTTCGTATCGAACAATATCTCCGGCCCTGACATCCCATACATCTATCAATCCACTTTGACTGATTCTACCCTTGGCTGCCTGATTACTTCGTAAGATTTGTCTGGCTACTTTACGGGCCGTAGAGATGTTCTTGACGCTTGGGTCGCTTATCGGAGGTCCTTCACGGATGGTCTCACTACCATCTTTGGCCTCTTGGGATGAGCGGTCATCCATGGTTACACTGGTGACATGATTGAAGCCTCTCCTCTTCCCAAGAACAGTGATTCGGTTTGGGCTATCTTCATTGGTATCGCTCTTTTGGTCTCCAATGCTCAAATAAGCACGCACCAATCTTTCCCCTCCCCCTCTTCTGAATGGGACATAACGCAGACTTCCCCATTTATCAGAATAGAGAATACGCCCATCATGGCGACCGACAAACCGTAGCGCAGTAACAAGATTGACGCCTCTGAAATCTTGAGAAAGGAACTTTTGGCTATGTTTGACCCTCTCTTCATAATCTGAGGCTACTTTCTTATCATCAGCGATATTGACCCCTGTCAATAAATCACTGACAGGCTCAGCCAATCGCATAGCAAGGTCAGTAGTCCGCAACCCAATGTCAATTTCTTGACCTAATCTCACTGTGGATTCATCAAAACCAATACCCATCAAAGATTGACCACGCATATTTTGGAGAATCAAACGACTACCAAGACTGGTGCTTTCTACCTTTTCTCCTACTAAGCGTTGTGATTCATCTTCAGAGCCATACAATATAGAGGGTATTATCGCATCTGTGCTCAATTTTCTATCATTGAAAAATACATCACCAGTATAGGAATGGCCCGGTGTCTGATTGTGAACAAGTCGGACTGCACTTTCTTCTTCTATAGCGACATATGTTCGCTCACTGGTAATTTGGAACTCCTCGTGCGTGGATGGTGAGACCTTTCCCTTTTTGGTCCCTTTATGTTTGCTGTAAATAGCATGATGTGCGCAATTATCCACAAATACTGGAGAACGAATATGTTTCATATCAGTAGGATGATTAGCATCTGAACGCCCTGTTTTCCTATTATAGACCACTGCCATGATATCACTCTCCACTATGGTCTCCTGTATTGTAAGATGCTGTCCCATCCTCACCCTTAGGATGTAAAGTCTGGCTATGTCTGGGTTGCACAGAATAATCTGGGCGGGTTAGAATGGTTTCATCTTCTTGGACTGAACGGCGCCGAGGTGCATCAGACCGGAAATGTTCCAGAGTATTTTCACTGATAATGACACGAGACACAGTCTTGTCGATTTCTGGTGAATAACCTGCGACATCAGCACCATGAATAAGTGGACCAGTCGAATCTGCTGTAGTTGGGTTTGCAGAATCAATTGTGTAAACGGGGCTATATGGTGGACTTGTTGGGCTTACAGTCCCGACACGAGCATTCGGGGCATCATAATTGAACAATCCATATTTTCCACCAGCAGTGGCTCGATAGCCATCATTGCCTATTTGTGGGCCTGCGTTTACGACACTGTTGGCTCGGAATAATTCGACATGCCGATTATCCAATACACGAGTTGGGCGTAATAGGAATCTGACTTTCTTGTCCAATCTATTCGTTTGGGTGCCACCTGCTGCTAATGGGTCATGATTTGCATCTTGGTATGGGTTGGATGAAGATGCAGCACCAGCCTTACCCCAATTTGTATCATCAAATGGTTTGACATAATTGCGAGATTCTAAGATGTAAGAGCCACCGAGAGCCCAGAAAGCATGGGCGTTGGATAATCTCACAACGGCTTTAGACGGATTGGTAGCCCAAGATAGGACAGTCAAATCCAAATGGCTCAATGTTGTGCTACTACTATCGAATGCTCCTCTGATAGATAGACGCTGTCCGACTTCACGGTCAGTATGCAATGAATAAGCCTGAGTTGACAAAATGACATGGTCTACCTCTTTACCTCCAGATAATTCTTCTACCGTATCTGCGTCTAATCCGATTCTGGGAGCGGCACGAGAAATTGGGTCAGCAAGAGTTTCTCCACCAGCGTGGAAAGTGCCTGTCATCTGCTCTACATTTTCGCTCACATTGGCTTCTGGTTTCAATAAACCATCTTGTGATACTCCAAGTCGTGCACTAATACCTCTTGGGAGTTCAGTTGTAGACAAAGTCTCATTCGATGGGCGTAAATAGCCGGGAGTGAAAGGAGGCTCTGCGGTATTATGCGACACAACCAAACCAGTCGCAGCCATATCTGTAGATACTGCTTGTAGTAGATGTTCATTGAAAGCCGTTGGCCAACGATTGCCACGACCATCACCACGGTCTCCGATACGCATAGCATCTTGAGGATTGAACCAATCTACTCGGGTCATGACATTGTTATTCACAGTGTTATCTGTCCCCTCTTGTTCAGAAGGATAAGAGCCCGGAGTCAAATGCCACATATCTTTGCCATTTTCACCGGGCTGGTTGAGATATCCGCCATCAAGATAGGCGGCTTCTGGGTCCCAAGCAGGCCGGATACCAAAACCTCTGGCTGGGAATCTTCGGACTTCTTCTCCACGAGTATTACCCCACCAATCGACCATGTAGAAGCGGTGCGCATCTGCCAACTCTTCTTTCTCCATACCCAAATCATCGCCGGGGAACTTCTTCCTCATGGAAGGAGCATTTCTGAGTGTTCTTACAGGGCAACCAAATGAGCGAGTCATTCTGCGCCCTTCACTGTATCTGACTTGTCTGTTAAGTTGGTCATTACCAAGCATGGCACTGGCTTCAGTCTGTCTTTCAAGAATACCAGTTGCAGTGGCGGACCAGTCTATATCAGAGGTGCCTAATGCTGTATTTGCATTTTCTTCCCATCCTCCATCTACGGCTGCTCTATTATCTTGAGCCACAAATGGCCCATGGAAATAGCCGGCCATGAGTTGCGCTGCTCCAGCGTGTGCTGCTACTTCATCCAAAGCCCGTATTGCCGGAGACCATCGTGGTCTATTCAAAGGAGGTCTGACAGCAAAACGATACCCAAAGCAAGATTGGCGGCCATGTTCAACAGGGATGACTAAATCGGGAGTTTGCATTATCCCTCCTTCTTCTCCGGGGTCAACAGTCCATCCGAGACATTGCATACCAAAATCTACACCCCAACCTGCCTTGATATAACCAAATCCATCCAATTTACTTGCTCCTGCTCCGCCTCTTGAACCTCCGGGCCAGAATCCGGCGAATTGGTAATTACCACCGCCTTGCGCTGCTCCTCCTGAAGGGAAAGCATGAGGTATCTCTGCTGTTCCATCTTTTGCAGACGATGCTTTCCCTCCATCTAAAGCCTTCATCTGGAAACCAAATGGCCCTTTACTGATACTGTAAAGGAAATCATTGTAATGAATAGTCTCGAAGTGTTCAGGGATGGTATTGAATGGTTTTTCTTCTCCGGCTATATCCGCAGCACCCGTATGGTCATAGAATGTTCTTCCTGTGTCGCTATAATAGGTATATGGTCTACCCAAATTAGGATGCCAGAGACACAAATATGCATCTGGTAGATGGAGGGTATTTGTATCTCTGCTACCATGAATGGTTTGAGGTAAAACACGAGTGATGGCACTCGTTGTAGATTGTTTGAATACAGTCCCAGCAGAGAATGTATTGTAAGCACGGCTTAGTCTCAGGACTTTGTTTGATGAAGCAAGAAGCCCAGTCCAAAAACCAAATGTAATCGCTTGCACTCCTTCAAATATAGTTGGTCCATCAAGTAGATTATGCGCAACAGTTCCTGTTCGGTTAGTATATGACGCCACTTGTCGCACACCATCTCTGTCAATGTATTCTAATCGTTCATTGTAGTAAGGATTCACTGGGAATAATTCGTTGTTGTCTACTGCGATTTTCTGTGTCGCTTGGTCTACACTCAAAACTACACAGTGAGGATTTAGACTCCTGAGACGGCTATGAGGCTCATAAATATCCAAATAGACAGACGGATATCCCCCAAGGGTAATTTGTGAACCAATTGCACCATAAGTCGCACGACAGAATTGATAGTAATCATCTGGCTTATGCCATTCTAAATGCCTAAATCCAGAAGTCGGAGCCGCATTCGGTGAATCGAAATGGAGAATAGACCACCATGGGATAGTAATTGTATAACCCGGAGTAGAACGGTCGAAAGTGCCGGGGCGATAAGGTAGACTGCGTCGAGTGAATGGAGGGCTAATGTTTTCATTTACACCAAGAGGATTGTAAAGTGCGAGTGGTGGTATATTGGTAAATTGACTGGCTGGGTCAGGGTTGAAATCCAACATCACTTCATTGATGAATATCTCACACCCTCTAACATCAGCCATCATTGCTTCAGCCAATAAAAGAGCGATAGAACCATTGGCGCCACCTGCATCATGTTCGATACCAATAACCAAATTGACCTGTTGACTGGTCAATTCTGAGACTTTCGCTCCTACTTCATCAGGTCCCTTTATCCCATCTGAATGGTTTTGATGCACGCCAACCAATTGCTGCTTGTGTAAATTGGGTTGGATAATAATTTGATAAGCACCCACTTCCATTGGGTCTGGGAAGTGAGGCTTGAGGGAATAAGAACCAGCCGCTTCCAGATACAACAAATGCCTTCCTTGTGAGTTTTCAGTCCCAGCAACCCCTTTACTGGCTGCAATACCATAGCCATCATAAGCGACTTTTGTCTCAGTCAAAAGTGTAAATGCGCCCCCATGAACATCATTTGGTCGATATCCGCTACTCGGTGTCGAGAACCATACCAATGGGTCTCGTGCGGGGATGGTGTCAACAGAGAAAGTGCCTTCTTGTTCTAATGGAGTTTTTGACGAAGAACGGCATCCTCTATGTAAATCATAAGCACGCTCATAGTGAGGGTGACTATAGTGGCCCGGCAGTAGAGCCATTGTCGGAGTGACATAATGATGTCCCATCCTCGGAATTGGCATAGGGGTCATTCTGGGTGTAGTGAATAAAGCCACTGGGTCAGGTTGTGCCCAATTTAACCTCTTCATATCAGGACTATTGCCTGAAATCTCACTATGGTCCAACAAACGACGAGCAGCAAAGAAGCGATTGGAGCCGGCTGGAATATACCAAGACGGTTTTACAACCAACCCGGTTTTACCCGCTATGAAAGTATTGAAATCTGGGCTTACTACAACATCAGTAAATGTAGAGCCTGCGGTATTCAGGAAAGAAAAGACCTCTCCTTTTCCTGTAGAGTCTTCAACTCTGGCAAACCATCTACCGCCACTTTGCTCCGTAGCAACTTTCCAGACAGCATTATTCACAGGCACATCAACAGTGATTATACTGGTAGTGGCATTGTAGCCCACGAAGTTTTCGGTATTGATGGTAACAACACCAGAAACTACACCTGCCGCTGTTCTACTTGTGCTACTATGACCCATCTTCGTAACATGGAAAAACAAAGTCCTATCGTGCTGCTCATAAGCAGTCTCCAAAGGATTACCTTCAGTATAATCATCCCACCCTCGACTATGTGCATCTGGGAAAGCAGGGCGAGTGAGACCGGGGGCCAACGAGATATCTTCTCCATCTTGACTGATATGCTCCCAGCCCTTATTTTCCCAAGTCGGCCACGCTCTGGGCCCTTTTGCATTATCTTGGAAAATATCTGAGATTCCCGTGGCTGGTTGTGCAGGATGCATCATGCCTCCACTACCCATCGTTTCATTTTGATAAGATTGGACACGGTCAAATCCACTACGCACAACAATGTTCCCGGGAATAGAATCAGGGTTGGGTAAACGGATACGCATATTCGGGGCTAATCCGCTATTCGCCAAAGTGGGAGAAAGGCCTTCAGATAGTCTATCACTGACATGGTCAAAGTCTCTAATTACAGTCCCAAATGGTGAACCACCCTCCACAGTGTGGATTTGTCCTGTATCATCTATGACCTCCAATGCATCAAATTGGACTTCTTCATTTGGAATCAATAAGATGTTTCTCAATTCAATAGGATGTTGTTCTGCTAATTGAGGATGATTCAATTCTTGTGCCTGAATGATAGGGAACATAGCAGCATTTGTAGTCTCAAAACTGAACCGGTTATTTCCATAAATGGTCTCTCCTAATCGCACCGAGTATGTATCATTGGCGCCCGCACGAGTCATCCAAGGGACTCCCCCTAAACCACGAGCATTAGATGCCGGCATTGTGAGATTACCACCATCCATTCTTTTCCAAACAATATGTTCAATGTTGAAATTACGGCCTGCTGCTCTGGTTTTCCAATACCCCCATGGGTTTACATCATCAGTCATGCCATTATTTGCTGTATCTTCAGCGCAATCGACTTTGAGTGTATCTGCATCCACATGGAACCGATTAGCAGGGACTACACTCACATCCCAGAATAAATCCCCTGTAGGAGAGGCACAAGGTGTATTGAGAGTCATTTCACTGGGGTCTATGACAGGAGTATGCCAGAAATGTGGCGCTGATTCTGGGTCTGGGTAGCCGACGCCACCATCGGGGTCTGGTTGCCTTTGATTGAGAATGATTTGGGCTTCTACATTTGGACCAGCATTTGCTGGAGCCATGTATCTATCAAGATTGAATACTTCATCTCCCACTTTGATTGTGCCTGCAAAGGATTCAATCCTTGATTCTAAGGCATGGCATCCTTGATTCTAAGGCATGGCCTTGAACAGCACCCATCCAGTCTCCTGTAGATAAAGTGCCATTGCGGTCAGCCTTGGCTGCAAGTGCACTTTCAGACTCATAAGTGACAGCGACCAAATGTCTGGGCGCTAATCCTTGAGGGCATCCTTTTTCATAGACTACAGCAGCACCTTCGATAGCAGCGGGGATAGAGAAAGATTGGCAAGTAGTAGAAGGCCCATAGGGGCTAAAGCCAAGGAATGAATGCCATGCACCTAAACCTGACGCAAAGGTATCATGTGGAAGCACTTCATCTGGGTTTTTGAGTTGTAGACTATTGAATCGGGAATATCGTTCCCCATGCCAGCCTACAGCACCTATAGGGCGAGTCCTATCCAAAGCATCGGTCAAACCGTTGAAATGAACATGACACATGTAATCTTGACTTTTGGGAACACTGGCGGGGCTACCTGTCACTCGCCCGTTATTGAAGATTTGAGTCGAAGATTTGGTCCAAATGAATACTTTACTGGCGGCAGCGTTGACTGTGCCCGGGTCTGCTGCTGTTATCGGATTATCTGTCACTGCATCTGCGAGGACATTACCAATACCGCCATGATTAGGCGCCAAATTGAATATCAAACTTCCGGGTATAGTAGTCGAATCAACACTTTCGTAAGGGGCAAAAGTCGCAGTTCCTCCACCGGGATAATCACCGACTATTGGGATTCCCGGTCGGCCATTACCACCTGCCTCTGTCCGAACCCATCCATATTGAGGTATAGGGGGCATTGTAGGAACTGCTCCTAACGGGTTAGCAGCCGTTAATGTGTTTGCGACAGCGTCATAACTCTGGAAAACTGTAGGGACCCAACCATAACGGTCTTGTTTAGAAGCATTTTGGAATGAAGGTAAGAATGTCCCTCCTAATGCTTTGAGTGCGTCTCTACCGGGGAACTCATTGATTGCACAAGATAGAACAGCACCCAATTCTTCACTATTCTGGACACGGGTTGCATCCACAATAATGTAATCTTCACTGTCTATAGAGTCTAATGCTCCATATGCACTGGCCAACAATCCGCTAACACGGAATGATGCAGGATGCTTTTTGCCGGGAACCCCATGCGCAATCCTTTGATTGTCTATTGGGTTTGGAGGATTTTTCAAAACATGATTATCAAGGAAATGTCCGCCCGGGTGATATCCTCCATCCATATGCCAAAGATAGCCGGCTTCTCTAACTGCGGAGGCGGCTATAGGAGGAACATGCTGAAATGCATGGGAATAAGGAGGGGGGATACGATTAGGCCCACCAATCGAATGATGGGGGTCAAGGAATAAACCGTCATCAGCGGATTGGTCATAACCAAAAATGCTACCCCCTGTCCCAGTATTATCTTGTGAAATAACATTTGGTTTTCCGTGGGCTACATCCCAATTATCAGTATAGTTCCATCCTATCACATTCCCACCTTGATAGTTCGCCCCTGCTGGTAAATAGGAATTAGTTCCACTGCGGCTAATTCCATCACCATTAGAGATTTCATTAGGTAGATAACTATTCAGAGGAACGGAAGACCATAAATTACCTAATGCGATAATATCTTGACCGTTTGGCTCTTCAGTTTGGCTGTTGAATGGGAAGGCTTGGCCCGGACCAAAAATGATGTAAGTCGTTTTGGCCCCATCTCCTTCTGAATTATAACGAGCACGACTATGAGCAAAACGAAGGATTACAGGACTGGGTTTGGTTGTATTGACTGTTTGTGTGCCCACAGTATAGGTTAGACCAGTCAAAGGTGCTGCGGTATTTGCTCCAGCATCGAGGTCTGGTGATAGAATTGCATCTTGGTTGAAGTATGGAGAATTAGTGGCCCCTTTGTGGTTATCCAAATAAGGAGTGCCCGGGAACATAGCCAAGATAGCAGTGCAATCCAGTAAGCAATATGCTGTGCTTTTCTCTCCGATATTCTGCAACCCAGCGCTACCTGTTGGGCCTTTAGAATAAGGATGTGTGTAGAAATCACTGTAGTCATTTTGAGTCCCATCATTGACATCCAAGACAACACCACTGAAACCACCTCCGAAATAAATTGGCACACTATGGTCAGAACTATCTCTACCTCCACGGAAATACACAAATGGTTCTCCGAACTCATTTCCTTTGAGTCGTAATCCATCGAATAATTTCACTTCCTCAGGGTCAGCGTATGCTGATAAAATGATATTAGGTTGACCGGAAGCAGCGGCAGCGAGTAATCTTGATTCAAACTCTTTTGAGACTGCTTTTGTATTGTCTGTAGGCCAGAATAATTGATGAGTTATTATTGAATTATGGGCCTGAACCATACCCCAATCTTGTTCATCTAACCATATTTTTCGCCTTTCACCCCATGAAGAGGCCTCCAATGTCGAAGCAGGTCGTGCAAAGTGCCATATTTCATGGACTCCCAATACTGGTCTAATGGTGTTGCCCGGTATTATGATTCCTGCTACAGCATCAATAACTACAGTGGGGTTGCTAATTGCTGGTATAATCAAATCCCCGGGTGTCCCGACATACCGAGTCCCTCTCAAATTGTCTCTCCATATACGAGTATCAACCACATTATTCATTGTATCAACCAATACAGGTGTCGCTGTATTGGCATTAGAGCCTCGATATCTTGTATTGATATGAAGAACTGTTTCAGGGAGATAGCCTGTCGCAAATCTCTTACCAGTATCAACTCCTGACTGACCGATTTCACTAAGGACATTACTGGCACTAATGCCCCAATCTTTCTCTCTTGTCACTTCAAATAGACATCGGAGTGGAATGACCTCGTGGGTTTTGCTATAGGCCTTGATTCTGATTGAATCCTTCTTGATGCCCCAATCACCAAAAGTTCTCCCATCTGCTGCATACATATGTCTACAGTCAAATCGAGTCTCTCTCAATTTCTGTTGATTGGGGTCATCCATATTGATAGCAAACTCTACAATAGCCGCCATCAATTCATCAGTCACCAAAGTTGTCCAATTGACTCTTGGGCTAATTACATGGTCTGTTCCTGCACCAAAAATCGCACTTGGTCCTTCACATCCAAAGAAATAATGCTTCCCGGGATTCAATGGGTCTCCAGTGACATCGAAATGAGAACGCCCTGTATAGGAAAAAGTTTGACCATGGACACCACTACCACCATCGTGATATTGAAATAAACCAGATTCAGTGAATCCCAAATAACCCAATAAATCACTATGAGTAGCAGGGCCGGTATCATAAGGAGGCAAAAACTCTATTGTCAATGTGCTACCAGTATAAGAGACATTTGTATGGTCCAGAGAAATACCAATATCTGGTGCAGGATAAGGCTGCCAAGTATTTCCGACCCAATGGTCTACTCCCCCTACTCCACCCGTCAAATGGCCAGTGACATCCTCGTTTGCTCCCCACATGTGCCGCCCTAATGTAAATCCACCTTGGCCTACATCTCGGTCATCAATCCATACTACAATTTCTTGGTCAATGGTAGGGGGTAAAACCGTGCGCTCATTGGTAAATGGTGCATCTACCTGTGAATAGATAAATCGAATCGTATGAGTGCGGCCAATATGGTCAGTCAACCGAATACCGTAGAGTTGGCTATCTCCAATTGCATCCTCTGCCACTTCATCTTCAGGCACATGCCCAGAAGATACTACAACAGGGTCATTTTTCGTATAGGTGACTTCTGACACCGTAAGGGCCTGTCCATAGATTTGTGTATAATGGCTATTCCCTTCTCTTCCCATCCCCCATTTACCCGCTCTTGGGCTAAAGCCCGGGATACCACTTGCGACCATACCACCAAAATTGATACGGGCTCGTGCCTGAGTGCCGGGCCTCAGTCCTTCAACCAAAACAGAATCAGGACTCTGGCTTTCATAGGATTCATTGTAAACTGTATTTGCATTTCTCCCTGTTGCACTATTCTGATTAGCATTCTGGATTTGTAGATTGGCTTGATTTTGACCATAATTCGCATTGTTGAAAAACTCATCATTAGGGTCATCAGGCGGCAAATACTCCTTGAGTGTAGTAATAGGGGCGAATGGTCTACCATCTTTATTGATGGGCATAGGTGCTGGATGCATATTTTCTGATAAAACATCATCAGGTCTACACCAGAAATTACGGAAGCGACCACCATGACCAACCAAGAACTGAGGGCGATAAGCAGATTGCCCTCGGCTATTATCAAGCCATACACAGAAGTTTCTTCCGCTGGCCCCCGGGATTGTGCTATGAATAACAACTGACCAACCTTCATTCCCTTCTGAATCTTCGACAACACGGCCTATATGAGCACGGACATAGCCCATATGTGAACCACGGTCATGACTGGCGAATGCCTTTTCTGTATCCCAAAATGGAGCAGGGTCATGAGTAGACCCAGTGACAGAGAAATCTGCCGCTAAATGCGGTGCTGAGGCATCAAGATTAGAATGTGAAGCATCAGGATTAGGTCCTATATTGGACAAATCTAATCTTTCACTTTCCCCCGGATATTGGTCTGCTGGTCTTCTTGCATGAGTTCGCCCTTTGGGTGCACCGGCTTGGTTGATAAGTCGCACCACTTCAAGAGCGGCGGCTTCAATATCAGTTTTACCAATTCTAAGTCCAACTTCACCGAGGTCAACTGTCAATCTTCTAACGAAATCCATTTGAGTCCATTGAGGTAGATTCTTCAATCGAGATTCTGGATGATTACTCAAATCAAGGTTCTTATCACGAATACCTTTGAGACATAAGAAAGCAGGAATGGCTCTTGTTCCTTCAGGAGTATCAAGTAAAGTAGACATTTCGTCTACAAACTCACCACTTTGCATTTCTTTATGGACTTTGTTGGCAGCCAAAACATTACAAGTCCCTTCGGATACTCTGGGGAATGATAGACCATCTGCCCCTCCATTTTTCTGAGGGGTCTGTGCAAGTTGCAAAACAGGATAAAGTCCACCTAAACCAGTTGACAAATTATGGGCGTGTGCGGCTTCTATATATTCCGAAAAGGCAGTAGGAGCCAAGTTTTTCAATTCACTGGGAAATCCATTAGCCACATCTAATTCAGTTGAATAATTAACAAATGTCGGAAATCCATCAAATGGTGTATTGGGGGGGCTTTCTATCGAGGGCTCTAATCCTATTTCTGGAGTAGCCGGTGAAGATTGGACCTGCATGTGAATATCATGCATAGCGATAAACTCACGGTCATGTGCTACATCGTAGAGCAATATCCGGCTGAACTCTTCTGTTGATTGGTATGGGTCAAGGAAAGCCACAATAGGTGCTTGTTCAGGGGTGTCTACCTTATTCATTACTTCCCAATTCAATTCAATCGTTTTGTTGATATGTTGAACCAGATGTCTGGCAGTTTCCAAACAATCGTCACCAATAAGGAAGTTTTCCATAGGAATACTATCTCTTGGGTTCAGAGCGAACCTCCCTTGGCCACCAGTAAAATGGGTGCTAACCTGTGCTTCATTGAAAACACCTCGACTCTTACAGAATAATCCTTCGATAGCATGAGGATTAGTGTAATGCATATTCATCCATACAGTGTCACCATTACGCAATCCTCCTGCCGCATATGGATGGTTCCAAGCACGGTTCAAAGCCACAGTATCAATGGTTCGTGGATAAGCCGCCGCAGTGATATTATGGAAATCCTTGACTCTCATTTCGACAGAGCCAGCCGCTAAAGCCGCAGTCAAATCCGCATCAAAAGTAGCACCTAAATTGCTGAGAACCATTGTATTGCCTGTCAATGCTTCATAGTGTGCACAAACCTCATTGCCTGCTAAATTGGTAAAGCAGATACGGAACATGAATTGAGACGCACCAGCAATCTGATAATTCTGTGTAGCACCACCAAGAGGGAACTCACTCCCATCCTCTAAGACCAATTTATTTCCAACAGCAGTCCAACTGAGCACATTGGAAGAGGCTCTTTTGGTCTTAGTCTTCGCTAAATGTGGGTTTTCACGGGGCCCTGCCCTCAATTCAATGGCACTCACATATTGTCGTAGGCCATAATCCAGACTTCCTCCTTGTGTCTGAACATTAGCCCTATCATAGTAGTAAGGTCTTCTACTTTCATACCCAGCACTTACAATATGTGGATGATTGCGTAATGGAGAAAGACTCTCAGTGAATAAACCGGGACCGGGATAAATTGCCATACCCACTTGATATGTATCTCGGAAGTTCTTGGAAAATGCAGTTGGCTGCAATTCAGCGCTGACAACTAAATTGCCTCCTGATATACTCGAATATGCTACCCATTCCCCATTTTCCAAAAATGCTCGAAGATAACGATTGGCGAGTGGAAAGCCGCCAAATGTTGTTGGTGCAGTGGTTGAAGTATTGAACAAATCAGTTTCTTCAATAGGGATTTGGATATCAGTTCCACTGATTGCAATCAGGCCTGCGGTATGTGTTCCTTTGCGTAAAGTTCCTTTGTTCTTCGGATTGCTATACGCAGAAAAAATAGTGCGGTCAGTTGGGGAGATATCAGGGCATCGTCTTCCAACTGGATTAGGGGCCCATGCGTGAGCAGTATGGGTAGCATCGACATGTAATTTCAAACTATTATCAGGACCGGGAGTGATGCAGCGTTCTCGGTTCTCAAAGAAGAGGTCGGGGAATAAGGGAATCTCGACCAAAGACCTTGTGCTTGCATATTGGGTTCCTAATTGATAATCATGGCTTACTGTATCCATACGCTGGAACATTCGGTCATTTATCGAAGAGCCATCATTACATACCGAATCTTCACCAAAATCCCCATCTACAAAGAATAGAGTTCCACTTACTACATCATTTGCCCCAGTCCATGCCCCAATATCTGGTGCTTCAGAGCCATCAGCGTTGATGAACTTTCGAGACCCAATAACGCTTACACCCGAGAAATTGAATTGAGTGCCTGTTTTCGATTCATAAAGAGCATGTGCTCCATTTTCCAAATACACTCTTCCTGCTTTCGGGAAGCAATAAGTCCCCCAAGAAGCAAGGTCTTCAGTCTCATTATTCAAAGGGATAACAGTAATTGGTGTAGTAGGAGCCGTTGGGAACCCTACATCATTAACCTGAACTGCACAATCTCTACGAGTATTCCAACCCAACCTCGTGAATGGTGATGGGTCATAGGTAGGCTTGGTATTTACTGCACCTTGTCCTACACCACCCAGAGAGACAGTGACAACAGGGGCACCCGGCATAATCTCTTTGACAATATGAGAATCAGGTGCACCGCTCCCAAGGACATCAATTGTTCTGGCTGCTACATCACCCATCAATCCGATACATGACAAAGCAAAATGCCTCTCGTTTCCTTCTGTATTGCTAAAGCCAACAGCACGAGCACGGCTAAGGAACATCTGTAGAGAGATAGTATTGGGTTCATCTGGCCGAGTTGTAGAAGTGTTGAACTTCACCAATTGAGTGGTTCGAGAGCGGTCTGATGGATGAATAACTGCCTCAAGAACGCCGTGCACTGAGCCTTGTGCTTTATGTATCTCAATGATATCAAATGCCTCATAGACATGTGAACTTTGAGAAGTATTTCCAATGTCATAAACACCTGCTCCTGTATTGATGATACTGGGAGTTGTTCGATGATAATTATCGGTTTTAGCCACTTGATTGATGAGGTCAGGATTTGTATAATCTACAACCATCCTATGGAAGTTTGCATCTTTTTGATTATTTGGAGCATGTGATGCTGCAACGGCTTTTGGCATTTCATTAGCCGGGTCTGAAGTATGAGAAGGAGTGTAATTTTGAGGCGTCAGAGATTCATCTAAGATGTCTTCATAATCAATCCCTTCATCTGCACTGGAGGCGAATAACTGTTCGATATTTGTTTCAGGGAGATGGCCACTCGAATCTTGAGTATCCAAACGCAATAAGCCACCCGGTGAAAATAATCGAGTATCCTTAGCAGCATCGGCAAGGTCTGCCGCTACAACATCATAAACATTAGTCGCTCCCAAAACGAGGTCCGCTGATGGCACGGTTTTTTCGACTAACAAACAAGGCTTTGTTAAACCCATACTGGCACCAGTGACATCTATCGCTTTGTAATGCACTTGGATAAATGGGGCCAATTCATTACCTGCTCCTACAACGGCTGTATCAGCCAAAGAAGGAACGGATAGAACAGCAATACGACTTGTTTCAATGGGCCGTAAATGGTGTATTCGATAATTAGCATCATTCAATCCTTGTGCCCTATGGACTGGACTACGAAGTGCAAAAGGTGCATAATCAAACTCAGTTGTAGATGTATCATCTTTTGCCCCGATTCCTCCTATCGCAAGAATCTCACGGCCATTACCTGCTGCTTTCCCATTGCTTACCATTTGGAAAGCCCAGCCTTCATTCAAAACAGATAGCACCTTTGCGTTGACAGTCTCTCTGTAAATATCTACACGGCTATTGGGTGCGACAAGGTCTCGCAATCTTTTCTGACTACTATCAAAATGGATTTCTACCACATCAGCGGTGCCGTCTATAGTCTGGTGGACAATTTCCTCATTGGCCTTCGGGAACTGTCTCATGAAATGGTGCCCTTCTGTCACTGACAATGTATGCCTTCCTGTGTGCCCCATTTGGAAACCAGTATCGAGACTGGCTGGCCAAACTACAGCGAATGGGTTATTGGGGTCTGTTGTAGTAGTGGACATTCTGGTAGAATAAATCAAACCATGACGATGCTCACCGCCCTCATCAATTACCATTTGTCCAGTTCTATCAATAGCCTGAGAACCATAATGAGGGGGTTGGTAGGGTTTACCAGTCCCTGAATCCAATAATAGGTCTCCAGAAAGCAATACAAAATGGTCGTCTACATTCGTTGTGCGGTCATGTAAAACACCACGACGAGGTCCACCTACTACTACAAAATCCAAATGAATGCTTTCTACTGTAATGACACCTGTCGCACCATTGATGTCAATCAACCTCAATCTTTCTGGTGGTTTTTGATTGGGCTTTTTGGTTGAATGGTTTACTGCATCAGCATTGAAGAGGATATTGTAAGGTGTATGAGGGACAGTCATAGTTGTTGGAGAGCCGGGAGTTGAAACATAGTCAACTACTTTGTAATCCCCATGTGAATAAGGAGATGCGGACAAATCTACCTTACCGGCTACCCCACTATTGTAAGTCGAAGCAGCATCATATGCATTCCCAGTTGTTGTAGCAATGAGAGATTGGGCATCACTTGTGGACAGAGTAATTGTTTTGACCATCCCTCCAGCAGAACTGAGTGTCCCGCTTCTGTAGATAGTTGGATGGACATGGGCTGGTTCTTCAAAACGCCAAAGAGCGTAAGTAGCATCATTAGGCACAGGAGGTTGTGGCATCAGATTCTGTGCATAGAAGTCAGAAGTCAAATGTAAGGATTCAATAGCACCACGATATTGTCCACCTTTTCCTCCAATATACATATCCGCAGAAGAATCGACAGTTCGATATTCACCATCGGAAAGAATCTGTTGTGCAGCCAATGAGCCATTGATGAACAATCCCACTTTTTGGAAACGCTGGAATGCAACAATATGCAATAATTCACGATGGTTCATATTCATAGCAGTGGCTTTTGTATTCCCACTGTGAGAATTATAAGAACCGTGTAGGTCTAAACCGTGTCTCGGGAAAGTGACACCAGACCACCGAGGAGTCGTTGTATCTTCTTCAGCAGTAGAGAGAGATACTGTCTGCTGACCCGCATCGCTCTGAAGGTGGATAGTGAATACGGCTGGGCCGGGCTCTCCCACTTGGCCAACTTTGAGTTCAAACACCCCTTCTTGTGATGCAACAATACCACCACAATCAGGGCGAACCCATGCTTCAACGCAAAAAGTATCCATTCGATTAGTCCCACGCTCAACAGTTTGGATACCATGGGCAGATTCTCCAGTAGCAGGGATAGAAGACTTACCTTCAGGTAATTGTAAATCAGTAGAAGAAAAGGAGGCTTGTGGGACAATAATACCATCGCTCACTCCATTCAGAACCAACGCATGGCTACTACGGGATACTACTGTCATGTTATCACCTCAAAGAATCCAATCTGCTGGAAGGAATGTCATTTGATAATTATACACAGTCTCACCAGCATCATATGAGACAACAAACTGTTGAACCATACCTTTGATACCTGTATAATCTCCATCTGAACTCAAAGAGTCAAACTCTACATCAACAGCATTATCATTGGCTTCAGACCCTTTTTCATCAGATTTGTATGTTGGCCCTGTAGGCATGTAGAAATTGCGTTGAACATAATCGTCGCCCCCTGTGGCTTGCACCATAGAATGATAAGGAATCTGAATCCCAATGATATAATCACCATATTTATTGTCTCTATGATTGGTCGAGGAGCCATCTAAACCAATCAAGTCGCCCAACCACCCAAGCGCATCTCCCAAGGCAGGTAGGATATTTCCAAGACCAATACCACCATTGTTTGTATTATTGAATGTTCCATAGAAATCCATTGCTTTATCGCCAGCAGATTTTCCACTTGAAGCACCCTTTCCTCTTGACCAGCGACGATGATAAGGCACAGAATAGGGACCTGTGGTCGAAGAAGGGACCCAACCATCAAAAGAAGGAGTGGCGCCACCGAAATCACCGGCCAACATGACCAAAAGGCCGGACTTGTGATAAATCTTGATACGAGAGTTTACTCCATCTTCACCGGGTTGTGATGAAGCGAGTTCACTATCGACTACACCGGCAGAGAAATAATCACCCGGTTTATGTGCGACTCCAGTCGGATGAGTGTTTTGGCTAATTCCGGCCAAAACAGCATTGGCAATATCTGCCGGAGAAGTTGCGTTAGCAGTCCCAATCGTGCAAGTATCTGCTATACCTCCACTACTGCCGACTGAACCGAGAACTGAAGAACTGTTGAGTTGGAACTTGTGAGTATTACCATCCCTATCCAATAAAGTGAACCTGATAAAATGAGTGCCAGCGGCGAAAGTAGCGGCATCAAACCATGATTTCTTCGCCGCATTTACAGCAAAATCAATATCACAAAATGCAGGGACACCCTCTGTAGTTCTATCTATAGCATCATCAACAAGAATACCAGTAATGACAATAGCCGCATTGGCTCGATTGAAATCAATCCCAAGACGAGTATTACCGGTGAACCACATGGGAATGGAAGATACCTTACGGTCAACAGTCATGACAACACTTTCAGCGTTCAAGTAAATGAGTTCTCCATCATTACGCACCAATCGGATTGGCACACCCACTCCTGCTTGCCCTGCCATCAGAACGACCCCCGTGTAGTGCCGGCTCCTACTGTCCGTCGAAGTTCTTGTTGGATGATATTACTGATTTCTCGTGCCATTTGTCGCTTATCAGTGCGGTCAGTCATGCCACTAAGATTGAAAGACATGTTGAAAGTTGCACCCATTCCTAATCCAGAATTGTTGAAATGGTCAAGTGGGATAACTGCCTCTGGTCCAGCCTCACCAATAAGGGCTCTTGTAGGCTCTGTCACAACACCACCCTTCGCAAGACGGGTAATTTCAACTTCACTGATTTGATAATCTGATGAGCCGCCAATATATGGAACACCGGGTAGATAATAAATCGCATCATTGGCTTTCTCAATAAGCCAATTGATACCGTCAATCATTGCGTTGATTGCCCATTCCAATCCACCCAAGATGCCATTGATAGGTATTTTGAGAATATCAACAAGCATGTTGAATCCGTCTGCTGCTGTGTCAGAGATATAATTCCAAGCCTCTTCCATTGGTGTGAAGAAGTTGTCATCAATCCAATCCCAAATCGCCTTGGCGCTTTCTTTAGCGCCCTCCCAAGCACCAACCGCCGTATCCTCAATGGCTTGCCAACCATTTTTGATAGGCGTGAGAACATTACCGTCAATCCATTCCCAAGTCTTCTTGGCCCATGTTTTGGCTTTCTCCCAAGCATCTTTACCTGCATTTCCAATAGAAATCCATACATTCTTGTAAGGAGTCCAAATCTTCAAATCAATCCAATCCCAAATTGCTTTGGCCTTTTCTTTGATTTTATCCCAAGACCATTTGGCTTTCTCCCAAGCATCTACCCAGAATTGGATATATGGGTCTATGATGGTAGAAACAAGCCAATTCCAAATCGTATTTGCGTATTCCTTGATTTTATCCCAAGACCATTTCGCTTTTTCCCAAACATCTACCCAAAATTGGACCCATGGATTTACTACAGTCTCAAGATACCAATCCCAAATCTCAAGGGCTTTTTCTTTGATATTATCCCACATATCTATAGCGCCTTGCTTGAGATTTGTCCAGCCTTCGGCCATCGGTATGAAGAAGTTTTCATCAATCCAAGTCCAGATTTCTTGCGCTTTTGTCACAACCCAATCCCAAGCATCAGAAACCCATCCAACAAACGCATTCCATCCTTCTTCTAATGGGACAAAGACATTTTCATCAACATAATCCCACGCCGCTTGGGCCTTTTCTTTAATCCAATTCCAAGCATCAGTAGCCGCTTGTTTGATTGTATTCCAGATTTCTTTGACCCAATTGATGATGGCTTTGGCTCCTTGGGCAGCGGCCTGAAAGCCTTGTGCTACTGCTTGTGCCGCCCCCGCTCCTACCATCAAATCCCCTCGTCGTCAAACCATGCAGAGTAGTCAAGGCTTACAGTCTCTGTGCTCGATGAGCCCCCTTTGTTCTGTTCATCACGCATTCTCTTCCTTTCGTCTTGGATTGCCATGACCCAACCCAATGTCCTCTTGACCATATCGGGAGGCATCTTGTAAACCTCCATAGGGGAGATGGAAAAATGCTGTGCAATGATAATGACCCAGTATTCCAAATGCAAAATATGCTCATCGGGTTCACTTACCTGCTTTTTCGACAGAAACCGTTTTACTCGGTCTCTGTAGGATTGCGAAACCCCCCTTGCATCTCCTCAATGAGGTCATTGGGTTGCGGGAGAACTTTCGACAATTGGTCTCCGGCATATCCGCCGAGGTCCAACAATTCTTGAGTCGTAAGAGATGGATTGGTTTTCACCACAAAATTACCGAATGCATGTCGCCAATATCCTTCAAATGAGAACGATAGGCCCTCATTATTCATCACGAGCATCTCTTGGGTTGCTCGCTGGATATCAAGGAAGGTGAGTTCTCTCACCCAAACTTCCATGATGACATCGGGGTTATCAGGGTCAACTGATACCTCGTGTTTATGCATCCTGTTTTCATTCAACAATAGGCTCTTTTCCGCCACTCTCCTCTGACTCACTTACTTCACCTTCTTTGGTTTGTTCGACGGGAGTCGCCTCAGCGAGGCCCGTCTCTTCCTCTTCAACAGCAACGGTAGAATCCGTTGGGGCTTCCGTGGAATCTGACACAGGGGCACGCAGACGAGCAATTAAGTCTGCCTTGTTCCCTGTAATGGATAGGCCCTTCTCTTTCAGGGCCTCTTTGAGTTCTGCTACAGTCAAATCTTCGTAGCCATCTGAAGCCAATTCTTCAACGAATGGCTCATCTGTCATTTTACCTGCTTCGGGATTGAAAACTTCCTCTGTAGGAACTTCCATAGCAGGCTGGATTTTTTCAACAGGTATCATATTGCTTGAGGCAGTAGGATTAAGATTGATGCGCCTACTCATTTTTTCACCTCAACAATGTATCAATGTGTCCGTGCTTATGATACGAACAGTCTTAGGAACAATCTTCAGAGCGCTGCGGATAACACCTTTATCTTCAGGGATAGGAAGAGGAGCCTCTGTAATATAGTAATCATCAATGACCAAAGTCATACGCTCTTTAGTCCCGCCGACACCCTGCTTCTCGAAATCCATACGAATCTCATTTCCAGTGCCAAAGAAGTCTTGAGCACCTCGCATCTGATGCCAAAAGATTGGGTCATCTACAATGACATCTATACCCAAATCAAAAGTCTCCTTGCCTTCAACTGCCATTGTGGCATTTCGGCTTGCTCCGTATGGAATCTGAGATGCGATTTGTCCATTAGCGGTGTAAGTCTCTGCAACTGTAGAAGTGCGAATAACATGATGGAAGGTAGTCCCTGTTGTGCCGCTCAGATTAAAGTTGGTAATTTGAGCAATAGCCTTGCCGCCAACATGCACATTACCATTGTAGAAGAAGAATGGCTTCTGACTTCTTTCAGCAATGCCGGCTTCTTTACGGGCAGTAGGACTGTTGGCAGTATTCTCGAACATACGGTGGGCTGTGAATCTATCACCAGCATTGGATTCAAGGCGGCCAGTATCAGTATAACACATAGCAGAGCCGAAGTTTACAGTGAGTTTCAAGGCAGCATCAGTATCTGCACTCATAGCCCAATCCAATACCTTACATCCTTTGTAAATACGAGTCAATTGTTTGGAGTCAAATGCTCCACCCGGTGCATTTGATGCAAGGGGGTCAGTATTCTCAACATTGAAAGAGCCGACATCACGATTACGGATACTGGTCTCTATTGCAAATGATGGCAAATGCCAACGAGTAAACAATAGCCTTGATACTGGATTTGTAATAACTCCATAACCGGGAGCAGAAGTATCCATGTGCGGGCTACCATATTTTGTTCCATCAGAATGGAATCGGATGAACTTCACCTGTTGACCTGCCGCTGTGCTATCATGAGCGAAAGTAAATGGGTCATCGACAAAGAGTCGGTTATTGGTAGCATCAATTGCTGTAATACGGCGTGTCTCAGAACGAACAGTTGATTCATAGAAATCTGCGTGATTATCTCCGCCGGCTTTTCCAAAATAATTAGTTGGGACTGCGTCTAAATCCACTTCTTTGTGTTGCACAACAGGAATCAAATAATCTCCAGTAGTTCCACTACCAGCATCTGTATCTTCGATAACGACATAATCGCCTACCTTGAGTAAATCAGCAGCAGCGCCACCACCAGCATCCAGATAAAGAGCATTGACTGCGACATCGACATCAAGATATGGGTCTCCCATAGCAATACTGGTGGACAATCCTACAGTCTGGGCTGCGTCTGCGGCATTCCAACCCACAACAGCATTAGGCGCAGTGACTGTTTCTCCACCAAGACAATAGTAAAGCCATCGGGGGCTATTGAGCATTAGTTCCATGGAGCCACCTTCATTGGTGAACTTACCCGGTGCTTGCACTGCGACATCTCGACCTACTCCTACGATATGATATCGCTTGACATCTACCTTTGTTTCAGGTAAAGCCACAGTTCCAGCAAGGCCGATGAATTGGTCTGTCAATACAGATTCTTTGCTATTATCTGCCTGAGCGTCATAGTCAGTATTCGTAACATCTACTGAAGGAGTGCAATAGGCATCAATGATGATGGTATCATCTGCCGCAGAGGCAGCATGTGTTTTCATTTGTGGAGTAATAGTGATTGTATTTCCACCATTTTCGACAATAGTGAAAATACGACCAGTGGCTTCATAGTCATCAGTTGCCCAAGTAGTTGGACTTTTGATACGGAGTTTACACCCAACAAGGAGGTTTTTGGGATACTTCAATTCCCCAGTAGTAGCAGCATCAAAAATAACTTCAGGATTTGTTGCTGCAATTCTACCGAACTCGATGTCTGTTGTATCTGTTGTAGACCCCGCAGAAGAAGTCATTTGGAGGTGTTTTGGATTATCGTGTAGCAACACAAGACCGGTTTCATGACCGAAAGTCACTTCGGCGAGGTCGCCCTTATAGACAGTTGATGGCATGCTCTTCACTCCTCCGATATCAACTCAGACCCTAAACCTTATGGAACCAATTCTGCAAAGGTAATGATTTCAATCTGATAAGTGAACCTCCACAATTTCTTTGTTCTATCACTCAAATCAGTCCTCACTTTGAAGAGCAGTCTATCGAAATTGGCACCATCGCCCTTACGATTTGCATGAATAACACGCCGCAATTCATTCTCCATTTTGTAAAGATGCTCTCGGCTTCTCACTGTGCGTGTATCAACTGTCAAATTGATACGAGTAGTGACAAAATCATACAATAATTCAGGGGCTTCTTCGTTATGGGCTGTCTCATAAATCAGGACATAATCATGTCTTCCTAAATCAAGACGCTTTCCTCTCTCTGCGCCAACTTCTGAAATGTCTTGGATAACTGGTTTGATTTGATTTGTATTGGCTCTATTCCATCCTTCGTCAAGGATTTTGACTACCAAAGGAATACTCTCTAACCAAGTTGCGACCATATTATGCACGCTCCCTTAGGACCTTTTGGACATAATCAGGGAAATCCCCAAGTTGAGGATTCCTGATAACCATGAGTTTGTCCACTACTCGGTCTATTCTACCTTCTTGGGCGCCTGTGATGGGCTTACCTTTCTCATCGACAAACTGTCCTATCTTGTCATCGAACTCATATCCATTGGCTTCCATCTCAATACGCTCTAATTTGCTACGCAAATCAGGGGGTGAAGAACGCATAGTATCCAAAATGTCCTTCATCATCTCTGGATTTCTCAAAGGGTCGAACTCTTCTCTCAAGTTTTTGACATCTCTTTTGGAACGAGGGTCTCCACGAATCATTTCCTTCTCCCAATCATCGGGGTCGAAATCTGAATCGACCTCAAGCATTTGAGTGCCGACTTTCACCTTCTTTGTGCCCATTACTCAAACACCACCACTTCACGATAGCGAGGTAGTGTAGCATCAATATCTCTCTGCCAAAGTTGAATCTTGGAAGTCAAATCGACATTCTGAGTTCCCTCAGGAATCAACACACTGCGGTCATCGCCCATTAACAATTCAATAGCCACCATCTTGGTGCAGACATCTTCTATGGCCTTTTCAACATAACGCTCCCCATAGATGTAAGCAGCCTTGATGGCATTCCACTCAAAGAAAGGATAAGAGTTGTTGAAGTAAACAATACCAGATTCTGAATCCAACCACCAATCACGCAATCGAGCATTGTCTCCAACGCTGGAACTACCTTGGAAATCTACCTGTAAACGACGAGCAAAGACGGATACACCATTAGCCATTGCAGCAGTAAAGCCAGCAGGACCGATATCAGTGACACCTGTGAATTGACCACGATATAATTCCTCATCATCACTGAGTTCAATGAGTGTCGGACTGTCGCCGAATGTTAGAAGATTAGCGGCTACCGCAGTCAATACTCCGACTTTGTTGCCTTTATTATCATATACAGAATCCCCTATATCGAATACAGTAGTAGCGTCTATTGTATCTACTACCAAGGTAGTTTGTCCTGATTCATATCCTCCTGCGAAATTGATAAGCACACCTGTGGCAGCATTGAGGCTGGTGTAAGAAGCGACGAATACTTCAGTTTCACTTCCAGTCATGAGTAGACCATGATTGGCAAAACCATCAGTAGTATCGACGGTAAGAACTCCTGCGACTACAGCACCTGTAGCGGTCGCAGTATCTTCAAAGGTTTGAGAGATTGATAGAGCGGAAAGATTGGTAGTAGCGACTGTGCAAGTTTCACCTGCCGCAGATGGGCGCATACTGGTAATTTTCACAATACCTCGACCATAATCCGCATTTGCACTGGCAAGGAACTCATTGTGAACGGCTACATTTGTTGAACTGCCTTCTAATGTAAACGCTGGACTGAAAGCCAATGCTGTCTTTCCACGACGAGATTCTTTGTTGACGAGGTCAGCAAGATTCTGAGCAGTAGTCAAGACATCGAAATCGGCTCTCCAATTTGTAGTGCCTGTCCCAATCTGCAAAGAAGCGAAGCCCCCACCACCGGGGGCAAGGAAAAGATAGTCAGTAGTATCAAGGAGTGTGTTGTCTACAATTTTAACACGGCATTCTGCGGACCCGACTTCACGGTAATCATCGCCTTGCCACAATTCCATCCGCAACACTTGTTGCACATTACGGAATAATAGAGGAGCCGTTCCCACATAATCTGTGTAATATCTGCGCCTGTATGGCTTGTAAGTATCAAAATTGATGTATTCACCTACTACAAGATAAGGTCGCCATGCGTTGTGAGTCTTATTGTCAATGATATCTTGTGCACGCAAAATGAGCCTGTCCACTTTTGCCTTTGTGATACCCCTACTCTTTCCATCTGTAAAGGTCGCTTGATTTTGGACATAGGTATTATCAGCCGTTTGATAATCTGTGGCAGGTGCTAAATCAGCGGCAGTAAATGTGATTTTGACATATCCAGTCCCAGCGCTATCACCAGCAGTGCTACTGGCGACACTGGAGACTGTCAGAGTCTTTCCAAGAGGGTCTACATCGCTGTAAACAAGAACACTATCCCCAGCAGAGAACCCATGGGCCCTCAAATCAGCGCCCAGAATATAGACAGCATCAGTATCAGAATCGGCTGAAGTAAGGAAAGCATCTTCTTTGTCTATTTCAAGAAGGTCTGCAATCCTTTGGGCAGTTGTATAAACAACTTCATCTGGATTAAGAGGTCGAACTTCAGATTCACCGGGTGAGAAGACCATTGGCATAATTCATCCCCTCACCTGCCCATCATGTATCGAATGGCTTTCAGCATCGCATCACCGGGATGAGGGTCGAATGATTTCTTATCCACGAAATCCTCCAAACTCATTTGCCCTGAAGGCATAGCAGCGCTTCCAGCAGATTCTTCAGGAGCAGATTCTACTTCTACTTCTCCTTCAGGTTCTTCCATACCTTCCAGTGGGATGGGTTTTCCACTCATGAAGATAATTCCGTGCTTCTCAGGTTCAGAAATAGCCTCTTGCATCAATTGATTGCGGCGAGCAGTGGCCTCTTCTCCTTTCAATCCTTCAGCGAATGCTTTCTTATTGGCCCATTGCTGAAGCCTCATTTCAGTCTCGGCTCCTTCCTCGCCGACCAAAACCTTCTGCCGGTGAGGGGGGACTGGCATTTTTACAAGAATTGAACTCATTCTCTGGCCCCCTCGTCACGATGTCCAAGATTGAAATACATAGGCTTACCGCATGCTGAGCAACTTTCAGCCCAACAAAAGTAGAGTAAACCGCAATGAGTGCAACGAGTTCCAGACCCAATGTTGAGGATATCTCTCGCTTCGGTATTGCGTTTTCTTTGTTTATGAGTAACACCCTTCAATGGGCGTTCTTCATTAACAACTGAACCAGCGCCGTAAGATTCTGCTTTACTGAATCCACGCTTGCCGAGTCGTTGGATATCTTTGAACTCCAAATCAATAGTCTTCAACTATACCACCAATACCTCAAGCAATGTGTAGAACTGTGTAAACAATCTCACCACGGACTACCGATTTTTCAAAGGCTTGAAGGTTAGCATCAGTGATACTATCTGCCGCAAGGTCAGCCGCAAATTGCGTAGGTATGTCCACATCGTGTGGGGCATACCTATAGATTTTGCAGAGAATTGCTGCCATCAAGCATCAACTCCGTGTTCAACCACGGAGGCCGATTGCCATCCAACTACCTTCTTGAGCCGCATCAGCGCTTGTAATACCCAATGTAAGGCCGTTATCGCTTACACGAGGTAGGTTAGCCGCTGATGGAACTGCTCCGTCTGCCAGAGCGACCATACTGATTACGCTGGACATAGTTCCAGTCATATCCAAAGTGCCGCCACCAGTGTCGTAGGTCCCAGTAATTACAATCATATTTCCAAATGTGCTTGTTCTTGAGTCTTGTGCCATTGCCATTTTATTCACTCTCCTTCGTTAGGTTCATCCTCTCCAGTGGAAGGCGCTTCTTCAACATTCTCCTCAGCGGAAGTCAAATCTGCGACTTCATCAATTTGGCTGGGGTTCAGAAGAGCCTCTACAATATCGAGGAGTTGTGTCTTTGTTGCATATCCGCTCGGGCGAGCATCGTAAGTGTCAAGCCATGCCATGATGTCTTTGCGCCTCCAACCGGAGTCAGGGACACCATCATTGCCCATGTCTATAGTCGGGGCCTCATCTCCATCAATTCGCCAGTGGGACTCAGGCAACCTATGTCGCCATTGGTCTACCCAAGCCTGTGATACTTGTCGAGCGATATTGCGCTGAAAATCATCATCACCACGGGATGGTGAACGCCTAAATGGGAATGGACCGAGGAATGTGACCATCGGCATGTTTCCCACCTCAAGCGACAATCATCCAGATGTTGTGGGCTTCAGGGGTAGCGCCCGCTGTGGAATAGGTTAGTGTCACTGTGTCGTTCACTTGCTTGTCAGCAGCCAAAGCCGAAGTCGCTGTTGCACTTAGTGCTGTGCTAACGCTCTCAGCCGCTGTAGTCATTCCACCAATCATAACGCCCAGAATCTGAGTTCCTTCTCCAGTAGCCTGAAGACTGATTGTTGCAGCGCTGGCGTCAGGGACTACAAGTCCGCCTACGACCAATTTCATTCCACTGACATTGAGTCTGTCTGCGTTCTGTGCCTGCATAGCGGTAAGAGCGCCGGGGTAGTCAGTTCCTTGCCACAAGTTTCCGCCTTCAGGGGAACCAGCGTAAAGGTCCAATTCAAGTTGTGATGTAAATGTGCATCCTGTGTCTACAAAAGTTATTGCCATAATTCTTCATCTCCTATTGTTTCTTCTCCTCAACAAGCCTCACTGAAGGTCTCGCACACTCCCTTGTCCTCCAAAGAAGGAACACCACATTTCACCCATGGTTCGGTAGAGCCCTTCCTGACCCAAGCGGTTGATACCGAAGGGGTCTCCGGTCTCGATACCCGACTCGAAGTATTGGGTCGGGATAGCCGTGCTAAACCAGACATAGTCTGTATCAAGGAAATACATTCGGCTGATGCCGTCAGTCTCAACATCTTTGGATGGGATGATTGGCACACCGTTGTAGGTTGCGACCACGAATCCGGCTTCAATACCCGGAACACCCTTCACACCGTTGAAAGTAGGGACAACACGCTTCTCTTCCATGAATCGCTGTTGGCTCTGTAGTAGTTGCTGGACACGCATGAGTGTGTCATAGCCAGTCATGATGACCTTGGGGTTTCCACCACGAGTCCATACTTGCTGGAAGATGGAATCAAGGTGGTCAAGGCTCAAGTTGCGGTTTGCACCGGCTGCGCCTACGCTCACTTCAGCGTTGTGGAAAGCCTGACTTCCATCACGAGTGATACTGTAGATATCGTTGTCAGTTGCAGCACTTCTCCATGCAGCAGCGTTCATTGCGGATTCGTCAGTAGTGATACGGTCAAGCGACTCGAAATCGTTGCCTGATGGTGTATCGAAGTCTTGTAGAAGCATCTGGTTGACATGGTCAGCGTGGTGCTTACCCATCTCTTCCTTCAAGACTTGGCGGATGTCGCCAAGGCCATCATCCTTGTCAGCAAGGAAGATTGCAGTCTCGGACATGTCGAAGGTGTGAGCCACGGTCTTGGGCTTTGCACCAACATGTAGGAAGGTAGGCTTGGTGGTCTCTGGTAGAGTAGCATTCTCAGCCACACCGCCACCCTTTGCGAAGGAAGGCTTTGCGGTGATGATTCTCCATCCACTGCGGTCCCAAGGCTTCTTTGGTAGGATACTGAAAGCGTTGAACTCTTGGTTCAACTGGCTCCAGACCTTGCGGCCATAGATTGCTTGGTAAGTTCCAGCAGTGCTGCTCATTAGCGGAGCATCTGCCTTCAATAGTTCAGAGCCACTGTAGGAGTAGCCCATTGCGTTGCCTGCGCCATAGTAGTAGCGCTCAAGGTCTGTGACTGTTCTGATATAATCTCGTGCCATATTATTCACTCTCCCCTCCAAACACTGTTAGCCAAGTTGTGGACATCGCCCCACTCCATTGTGGCCAGTTCAGCAGTTGTAGGAATCTCAACATTTGCGTTTGTAGCGGACTTGGCGATGGTTGTGCCACTCTCTCCGCTGGTTAGGCTGTCAATGCGCTCACTGAGTGCACTGATAGACTTCTGAATCTCTGCAAGAGGTCCACGGGCATCGTATGATGCACGCTCGGCTTCTGCCTTCTCAACTTGCTGCTCTTTGGAAAGGCGGTCAGCGAAGACTTGTCCGAGGTTGCCCTTGAACTGCTGCTCCATTGCTGCTGCCTTGTAGACTTGGTATGCTGCTTCAATGTCAGCAGAGTTTACATTGTCAGGAGTGAGGAACTCACCCTTGGTCATTGAGGAAGCCTTGCCTTTTCCACCAGTGCCGAAGTTGGCCTTGGGGGTCTCTGGCTTGCCCTCAGTCTGCTGACGCTTGGAGGCTTGGCCACCAAAGTAAGAAGCGCCGTCAATGTTAGGGTCGCCGCCCATCTGCGCTTTGTCCATCTGGTCAAAGTGCGCACGAGCAGCAGCGGTATCAACACCAGCGCCCTTAACAGTGCTCTCCAACCAGTTCAAGTATTCACTGGTGATGACATCACTGTATTCAGACTTCTTGGTCTTCTCACTGTCTTCGTCGTCTTTCATTTCGTCTTTCTCTTCCTTGGCGTCTTTCAATGCCTCAGGAAGTTCACCCTTCTCCATCGAGTCGATGCGACCTTCAAGTCGTGTCAACACGCTTGATAGATGGTCGAGTGTATCTGTCTGTCCTTCTGTTTCCATTGTCATATTTTCAGTCTCCTGTTTCAATATCCTGAATTGTGCTTCGGGGTTGATGCCTTTCTCGCAGATTGTTACCTCATGTAGTTCAAGTTTCGAGATTTCCGTATAAGAGCCATGTTCTTTGTCGCTTTTTTCCATTCGTTTGAATGCTTGTCCACCAATGCTGAATCCTCTCAGGTTTCCTTTTCGTATCTCTGCGGCCACTTCTCTGGCTTTTTCGATATCATTCCTGAGTTGAACAACGACGAACATTCCGACATCGTCAACTTCGCTCTTCCACACCCTCCCATTGCTATCTGTATGTTGTTTGATTACTTCTCCAACTTGTATGTTCGAGTGTGCGAGTTGAACATTCTGATATCCCGGGTTCTCCATGAACTTCCTGAATGCGCTCTTCAATGCCTCCTTCGTAATTAAATCGCCCTGCTTATCAACCAGTTCGACGCTTGCGTAGCCTGCGACAACGAGGTCTCCGCCCTTGAGGATAGAGATACCCTTTCTTGGGAGTGTCCGTAGTCGAGGTTCAGCCAACACACAATCCACCAAACTTCTGCACTTCTATATAATACCCCATCCTCATATAGATAGGGTCGCTGAATCCTCATCAATATCTAATTCTGCCTCTTCTCCAGAATCTGTTTCAAGAACTTCATGGACTCCGTCTTGCGTTTTTCCATTTTCCTTGGCTTTCTTTTCCCAAGGCTTTTCTGGGTCAGTAGAAGGTCTTGGGCGCATATCCCAATCTGGGACCGCAGATTCATTCACAAGGCGAGTCGGCCCTCTCGGTGATTCTACTGGAGTGCCGAAATCAACTCCCATCCCTCGTGCGCCTGTGGATGTAGTTCGCTCTTTATTGAGAATATCCAATGCCCTAATCGCTACATTCAATGCCCGCTTGATTGTTTCTTCATCATCTCCGGGCTTTTGGAATGTATCTTTGATTTTCTTAGGTTCAATTAGAGGTTCAGCATCTTCTTCTGATTCATGGACTTCTTCTTTCTTTTCTTCTTCTAATCCATAATCCAACCCCTTTAGCATAGCACCAGCAATTGGAGCCCAAAATGGGCGAAGGCTTTCTGAAAGGCGAATTGCATAATCTGAATCAGTCATATCTCCCATCAAAGCCATAGGTGAATGGATTTGCCAACCTTCTGGCCATTCATTAGACTTGTAAATGACTTCATCTTCTATAGATATCAAGTTAATGTGAATATCGTTATCGACCATTGTAATCTGATGAGGCCAAAGAATAGGAGGATGAGATTTAGTGAGTAGACTCAATGTTTCCAAACTGGCTGGTCCTTCTCCATATCCTTCTCCAATAACATCTTGCGCTTGGATGGTGAAGACATCTCTACCTTTACGGCTGGATTGTGAGACACTATCTACACCTACATTGACAATATCACCGACATTGAATGTCTTATCACTTCTGACTACAGTGCCAATATCCATGTATGGTTTATCATCTACAGATTTCGCACGATTCCCCAATCCTTCATTATCCAATAATGGCCCTGCACCTAATCTATAGGAGAAGGGACCTTTGCCTCTACGGTCGAGAACAATAAGATTGACTTCTTGTGGAGACCTCAATAATACCCACTTTGGATGGCGGCGCTCTCCTTTCATGTATGTAGATTGAGAATCTCTTAGAAGATATACATCCTTATCTTCATCTTTCAGATTTTCCAATGCTTTGTTGAGGCCTTCTTCATCTGTAGTCCGTGTGTTATGTGGAGCAGGCATTTCCACATTCTCATTACTTGAATAATGAGCACGAAGTAATTTCACACGCTCATGGGTTAGCAAATCAGATACATCACTTTCTTGGTGTTTTGTAATATCCAAAACTTGGAAATGTTGTCCCTCTTTGCTTAAGATTCCATCAATGATATAATCTTCATCTGAAATGTTCTTGAAAGAACCAGCCATTCCTGACTCCAACGATTTGCGCTCTCCATTTTCATCGAAAGCAGTAATTCGCCCTCCTTTCTTCTTGATGACTAAACGCTCACCAGTATTGATTTTTGATACTACCCAACCCCCACTAAATCCTTTGAGTGCTTCAAGGTCGTCTTTCTGGAAGATGCGATGCATAGGTCGAATAGGCGGACTCCAATCATTAGAGTCTCCTTTCATGAGCAAAGTATCTGGATTGGTCAAACTCAGAAGGCTGATATTATCTTCAGAAGCCGTAATGATGTTCGGGTCATCCATAGGAGAAGAACCATATTGAGTAGTAGACATCATATTTGGTTCTGCTAAATGTAGGTCAGAACCAATATGGTCTGCCATTTCTGGGAATGCTGCAAGAAGATAATCAGAAGGAACACTGTGTAATCGGGTTGGCACAGGAACATTACTTCGGTGAACTTGCACACTTCCATCACTTCGGAATCGAGGCATGAAATCAGGTGCCATTCCCCATCCCCAATTCAAACGGTCTCCTTCCAATAAATCCAACGCAGTGTGGCCATTTGGCCCAACATTGTTAATCGGGAAATTAGACCACTTACTCCTTCGGATAGAAGGCATCTCTTCACTTTCTGGTTGCATTTCAGGGTCCAAAAGCAAGAAAGAGTTCAATCTGTCTAATCCATCTAATCTATTATTGTGAGTTTTGACAGTTGCTCTCCCGCTTCCTCCTGTGCGAGGCATTTCTCTACGCTGCCCATGAGGTTCGCTCTGAACCCAAGATAGCCCATGTGTTGCTGCTTCAGCGCCTTTCAGATTGAATAATTGGTGCGCTTGTCTCAATCCGGCCTGAACAGTTGCATCGCCTTGGTCGGCTAATTCATCCAAATCTGCATCTATAGGGTCTACTCTTGGGATGAGACCAGATGAATGGAGTTCTGAAATCTTGAGAGGTATTTTCTCTTTCCCGTCTAATGAATCCAATAATGCCTGTGCATTTTTCTTATGGATTGGATTGTTGGGGTCGAGTTGTAATAATTCCATAACTTCATCTACACTATGATTAGGATTGATGGCACGCTTAGAAAGACCTTTCATCCCTTGGACAATTTTGGAGAATGGATTTTCGCCCAGTAGTTCTTCGGCTTTCTTTTCTTTTATTTCGACTCCACCATACCCATGTCCATATTGACCATGATATTCATGTGGCATTTCCATCAAATAACGATTAGCGAATCTGAAAGTCTGTAATGCATTGGAAAGCAATCGCTGCGGGTCATCTTCAGGATAAAGGTCAGGATGTTCTTTCTCCATTTTCTTTCTGAGGTCTTTGGCTACATTTGTGATAGCGGTCATATGGCTCTTTGCCATTTCGTTATGTTTGTCCCAAGGCCATTCTGCTCTTCCATGGATTCTTTCGATATTCCTTGTTGGTATTTTGCTGAGGGCTGTCTCCATTTCCTTAAGATACTCTTCCATGCCACGATATTCATCTGTCAATTCCTTTACCTTCGCTTCATCACCAGAAGAGATAGCATGGTTAATTCCTTCTTCTAAGTGCAATAATTCAGTGATGATGGTATCGGCTCTTCCCAACATTGCATCTTCTTCAGGTGTAGGTATATGTTCAGGCACACTTTCCATAGTATTCTTGACACTCCGAATCGTATGGTCTCTCTCTTCTCTCCATGCTTCATGTGCTTCAACATCATGAACATCAGGTTCAGGTGGAATAAGTTCCAAATGTTCCGCAATAGTAGTAGCATTAGCCCTTCGGCCTAAATCTTTCATAGCCTGTAAGATAGGCATAGTATCGGATGTAAGAACACCTTGGCCCAAAGGTTTTCTTTGCAAAAGCCCTTGATGTTCAGCCCATAGATTTACATCTCCAAATGGGAGGTGTTCTGGCTGGACCTTGCCTGACATAATATCATTGAAATTGAGAATATCATTTTGCATTGGAGAAGCAGGAGGATGCATTCGCCCAAGAATCGTAGCCAAACGATAACTACCTGCCCCTCCTGTTTGAGGATTGATATGACCAGAATAAGGTGTTTCCATACGAACAAACGGACTGTAAGTGTGTGTATTCCGACCATCCATTTCCCAATTCATTGTAGTCCCCAATTCTTTCTTTCTTTCGTCATGGCTTAATCGCATGGCTTCATGCACAAATGGTGAATGATTGGTAGAAGTTGTCAAAGTGACATTATGTTTGGCTTGACGAGGGGCAAACTTCGGTCTAAAGTTCTCTCCAAATACTGCGCCTGCTTGTTCCCATAGACTCAAGATTTCTCCTAAGTTTCTCTCCTTTGGTAGAGACATCATTCTTTTTCGAGATTTGGCTTCTTCAGATGACTCATGTGGGGATGGCGCAATATGAGGGGGTCTTGCTATAGGTGGTAATATAGAACCAAGTAAGCCCAACATATCATCTCTTAGAGTCAAAGAATGTTTCTCACCATCACGGAAATCATGGGCCCCTGTCCCAAATAGTGAATGAGAACGCATTGCTCTTGATTCTGCATTCTTATCATCAAAGTAAGGAAATCATGCAAGATTTCAAGATAACCCATAGGAGAACGATTCATCCCTCCTTTATTGAAAGGCTTATGCCAATGGCTGGCAAAAGTTTCAGAATGAGGACCATCTG